GCGAACCAGTCATCGAGTTGCTGCGAAATAGACCCAGGCCCACCATAGGCCCCCACCCGGACCAGGATGTTACTAATCGAGTTCGCATCGAAGAACCCCCCGTTGCCTTCCGGGAAATCGAGACGGTGTGTCCAGACGCCGCCATTGATCCATGACGCATACCCATTGAATACCAAGTTATCTGCAACGAACCCGAGATCGGTCGCGCCTGTCCACATGCCGAGGCCGGTCAAATTAAAAGAAATGTCGTGAATCTTTGAATAGTTCGCATTGTTTAACACGCCCAAGCCGATAAACGCATCACTGATGGAAAACTGCCCGATGTCCTCATACTGCACAACACCGCCGAACATGATCGGCTCGTTGTTATCTACCGAAACCCAATAATCCCAGGTGCCGAAAAGATTAACACCGGCTCCCGGCCCTCCAGCCCCCGATGCTCCGAGGAAGTTCACATACGGCGTCAGCATCACTTGCACTGGAAGCTGAACCGGATTCAGGGGGGTCAGGTTGGTACACTGCCCCCACACAGGACTGCCAATAGTGCCGGTGTTGCAAGCCGCCGGTCCTGTGACAATAGTCGGATTGGATGTGCAGCCGGTAGCATTCTGTGTCACCGTCACTGCACCGGAAGCAAAGCCGTTGGAGTTCGTTGGCACGGTTCCGTAAGCCACTGGGTTAGGGCCGCCCGCAACACCTTCATAGGCCGTGCAGCCTCCGCCAATCGCGTACCAGGGCACTGTTGAGGATGCGGTATAGCCATCCCCGCCAGCCGTCAAGGTGGGCGTGTTCATTGTGCCGCCTGTCTCCGTAGCGGTCAGCGTAGCGCCGTCGCCACCGAGAGGAACCACATTGAATGTTACCGGGGAGTTGATGTTGAAGCCACCATACACCACCGTTGCGGTTGTGGGGATGCCACTGGAATTGGTTGTCACTGTTACCACTACATCCGACCCGCACGGACCATAACCCCACCCAACTCCAGGGCATCCGCCGCCGCTTGCATAGCTCGTTTGCAAAGTCGCGCTGTGCTTGTAAAGCGTTCCTCCGCTCACTACACAGCCACCACTAGTCAGCGATCCAGAAGACGGCGTACAAGTGACCGTTCCGCCTGAGCCACCAGGATTGGCTGAGTAACTACCATCGTCGCTTACGTCGTTAAGCATGTAGTACGGATAGGTCGCCAGCAGGTAGTTTCCGGCCGGGATGATGCAGGTTCCCCCAAGAGTCTTCGCTATTGCGTCGGCTGCACAGGCATTGAAGGCCGGTACATTGTCCGTGCCCCACTCAATGCTAAAGTTACCCGTGTTTGCGGCTGTCTTACTAAGTGTCACTTGCGTGGCTGAGATATAAGCCGTGATCTCAGCTACGGCTGGCGTCGTAGCAAACGGCGTAAAAGCATCGAAGTAAGGCTGGAAAGTGACGTACTTCCCCACCGCTGCCGTAGTAAACGCGCAGGTCGAGCAAGTCAGTGTCGTGCTACTGGCGGTCAAGCTCGCTACCAGATACCCGGATAGCGGCTGCTTGTCGGCTACTGCCCCGTAGTTGACCACGTTGTAGTAGACTGCACAGCCTGTTCCGCCAGTTGTAACTTGCCCGCCCGTAGATGCGTTACTGATCTGCAAACAATCAGGACCGCCGCTGGAAGGAGCAATGCCTGGTGCTGTAATGCTGGTAACGGCGCTATTGCCCAAGGTCACTTGATTGTTGGCGGTGATTGTAGCACCGTGACCCACGGCTGTGCTGTTTGTATAGCCGTCCGCATTAGCCGTAGCGGCGGAACCGAGGTACGTGTTGTAAGTTCCCGTTTGTAGCGCAGGTGTTCCATTTCCGGCAATCGCTCCGATGGCGACGTTATAGGTTCCTGTAGTGTTAGCCACGAGAGCGCCGTTACCTACCGCCGTATTTTCACCACCGACGCTCGACCCGCCATACACACCATTGAGTGAGTTGTACCCAACTGCCGTGTTTCCCGATGCTGTGGTTGGGTTTGTAAGCGCACTGTCACCTATGGCGACGTTGTAGCCTCCAGTCGTATTCCTGTACAGTGCTCCTTCACCCACGGCAGTGTTAAACCCGACGCCTGTGTCAAAAGTCAGAGTGAAAGCGCCAGCGGCAGTATCTTCCTGGCCAGTCACCATATTTTGCAAGGCTTCGTATCCAATTCCAGTGTTAGTGACACCCGTCGTATTAGCGTTGAGAGACTGATAGCCGAGGGCGGTGTTATAACTGCCGGTCGTATCTGCAATTAGAGCGGATTGTCCACTTGCGGTATTATAATTTCCTGTCGATGCTGTCGGCAGCGACCCACCGACATTTGCATTCCCCGATCCAAACCAGTTCACCCCAGTAGGGATATTGAGCGCACCAGTAGGAGAGAGCGTTGCCGGACCGGGGTTGCCTGTGGTGGTAAGGGAGATGGGATTGCCGCAAAGCTGCATGGTCCCATCCCCAGCAAGACAATACTCCGCGTCCTTGATCCCGCTCCACAGAGCCAGAATGTCACCGTAAGTCGGAGTCCGCCATGCGTTATTCCCACTATTTCCCACACCTATAGTATTAGCTCCGGGATAGATCATGCCGCCACCGCCGCCCGTTGCCCATCCAGATTCCGCGCAATGGTATTCGTTTCCGCTAGCGATGTCCACATAAGGCATCCCATAACTATAGAAAGACAGCGAGACTCCCGTTCCATTCGCAGTGGCCGGAATACTCAAGGTCGCAGTGTACGTTCCAACATTGAGCGATGCCAAAGTGGATCCGGACGCAATCCCTGTTCCGGTGATCGTCTGGTTCACAACGACACCTATCGTGCTGTTTAGATGCACGCTGGTAGATCCTAGCACCGTATTCCCAGTAACCACGCTCGGACAATACAAGGCTGGAGCTCCGTTGCCGGAAACTGCTGGCCAATTGATCTGCGACAGCGGATTGATCTGCTGCTGGGCCGACACGCGCACGGCGCCGCCGAGTATCGACAGTGCCAAGGCGACCGCTAGATTAACTGTGGAAGTAGACCGCATAAACCTTGTCTCCTGGATTCGTTGGAACATTCAAGGTGATGATGTTGGAGTTTACCAAATAGTCGATTCCGTTCCTTTGCACCTGCCCGTTCACATAGAAGCCGAGCAGCGCCGATGGTGGGAAGCTCAGTGTGTAAACCGATCCTGGCACTACTCCATCCGGAACCTCCGCGGCGAACGGCGGAAGAATAAAGTTTCCCGCATTGCCGGCCGTCAACGTGACCACATTAAGCGCCGGCACCTGAATCTCTCCGCCGAATATCAGATCGAGCAGGTTCCAGTTGTAATTCGTCGGAACCTGCCAGTTAGCCTCATTAAAAGCGGCGATTTGAAGGCCGATATTTGGAGTGGTTGTTTCAGATGCCATGTTAGTACCCCACCGCAATCCAGTCCACTGGTACGTTGACGATTCCAGACGCTCCTGATCCACCGATGTTTACCGCGGCTGTCAATATAACCGTGAATCCAGACGAGCTCTTTCCCACGGAATAGCAGGTCATAGAGTCCTGGCCAGTACTTCCAGAGTTCGGGTATCCGGATGGCGTACATTGCACATTTGGCGGCGCGGTGAATAAGCCTGGATTCGGGAATGTGACCGTCAGCGAGGCGTTTCTTCCACCACTTCCGAACGGGACCGTGGTCCCCCATTGTGTGATCTTTCCGGATGGATCCTTTTGCCATAACGCTCCGCCGCTCGATCCGCTCGAATAGCCAGGCGCGCTTTGAGGAACATAGCTTATGCCATCGCCTACGAGCACCTGGCCGATAGGCGCCGCGCCGGCGACGGTGAGCTTGAGCGCGTCGATCGCCAGGCCTGTCATGCCATTCACGCTCACGGCCGGCCCCAGCGCGTCCAGATTACCTGCAGCGTCCACCTTGAATAACTGCGCGCTCAATATGGAGGGAGTGGGATCAGGCTGCGCGCCACCATTAACGTTTCCGGGGAAGGTGATTGTCCGTCCTCCGGTCGCGTCCTGTACCCAGAACAAGCCTATGATCTGCCCGGCAATCTGCCCGCTTATCGTGAAAGACGTTGCACCCTGCAGAGTTACCTGGAAGCCACTGTACTTCGCTGCGTTGAAGGCGAGAGATGGAGACCACGGTAAAGATTGCAGTCCACCGGTTGTATCGGCAGTGGTCAAAATGTTCATCAAGACAGCCGTCAGCGTGCCGAGGTTCGCATCCGAAACGATGAACCCCTTGTTGGCCATCATCTGCATCAAGGCGGCAATGGCTGTGCTCAACTGGTAGAGCGTTTTGTTTGCGCTCACGTCCGGCCAGGCGTTACCATCCAAGGCTCCCTCGAGCCGTGTGGCATCGGCTAGATACTCGGCATCGGTTTCCTGCTGGGCCTGCGACGGATTGAATTGAAGAAAGTTTGTGCTACCCATTTATTAGCTCCACTTCCCGACGCCCCAAGCGGCGACGTAGGCGGTGTCGACCGTCCCGAATCCGAAGACCGGCAGGTCGCCCATCACCCAGTTATACTGGACACCCTCTGGCCTTGGCACGATCAGACCGTTCTGCACGGTTCCCGATGTCGCTCCATTGGCCGCGTATCCCACGATCATGTCGATCAGAATTGAGGATGGAACGCCGCCGATATAGAGCGTGGCCGTCATGTTCTGATTATCGGCGATGACGATCGACGTGCGGGGAAAGAGATTCTTCCAAATGAGGAATAGGCTATCGATGTTCCCATCCCACTGGTTCTGTGCGATCTTCGCCTTGATGAGCGTCCTGTAACTTGTATCGTCCAACACCGGACTAACTCCGAAGCTGGGC